ATAAATCTATGATAAAGTACATGTCTACTTTGTCTACTTTGTCCATATTATGTTTTAGACATTGGACAAAATAATCATAGGGGGGGATACATGATTATGCATCCTCGTAGTGAAAATCAATCCAGTAGTCAATAAAGACTGGCAGAGTGGTGGCACCGTATGTACCCCCCCCTGCAGCAACAGCATAATACATAAAAAATAAATTTTTAGTATTAGTTGTCCCGACAGCGTCATTAAAGACGCATGTCTTGGGCATATAACGCGTTACGTCGATTCTCGCCATAGCGTTGTACTTAAAGTCATTATTGGCATGGTACTGTACGCCGGGAGACCCGCCAGTACCCTGGTTGTTCGCAAAACCAAGTTTATGCGTCCAAGATTTCTTGATAGTCCAATAATCATTATTATAGGGACTAATCAAGTCCTTCAAGGTACCTACCGGTGCCTGTGAAGTCGACCCAACATTAAACAACTGAGCAATATCAGTATTTAATGGAAGAAAAGCAGGGGAGTTTTTCACGTAACCCAACATCAAACGCACCTCAGAAGGTTGCGTATTTGGGTTAGTAAGTACATCGTAGGGGGCAGGTCGCAAGATATAGTTTAACATAACTTTGCGAACCTTTATGATGTTGCCGACGCGATTACCTTGTCCGACGCCTTGGGCGATCGTCCAGAAGGAATTTAAAGGTGCAAGAGGGTAGGCATTGAAATCTGGCGATTCCAATACATTACCAAATGCTAACTGTCCAGGGTTTATCTGGACGCATTTATTTTCAATCTGGGAGTGGATTGTTCTCTTGACGTACGTCTTTACAGCATCAGAGACACGCATGTTAAGATGTCTCTTATTATACCTTTTACCTGCTACGGCACGTTTAATAGCACGATGTTTTAACATTCGTTTGCGATTTTTGTAAAAGGGCATTATAAGTTAACCGAATATTATAATATTCGATATTCGAACGCACTACCATGTTAATGCTAATTCCTCGTGGGTCATTTTATTTCGCATTATTTTATAATTATAAAAGTAACCAAGGGCAGTGGTACGGTTGAAGGGTCGGTCTTCGACCTCTATGTAAAATTGTTGGATTCCAATTTTTATTTTGATATCAGTAGTCGTGTCCATTTTGTCCAAATGGGCATATAGACGCGAGGACAACTGGTCAGTATCCTCTTTTTTTTCCATTTTTTTATTAGCGATTTCACTTGCAGTAATCCAACAGGCAAAAGCAACGTCTCGCATTATCATTACTTCGTCTTTTGTAAAACCACGGACAAACCATGCTTTTCGTGAACTCCCATTTTGCTGTTTATATGGATATCGCCAAAATTTGTCTAGTTGGACTATGATATCGACACAGAGAGCATAACACCGGTTCCCGTGATACAACTTGACGTCGTCGTCTTTGTCCGCTCTCTTAAGTGCCTTAACTATTGTGTCTTTTTTTGTTCTGGACATGAAATGGACATGGAGATGATGTTTGACATCATGCATACCGCTCTTGAACCACTCGATACCTGCGGTATATCGGTCGCCGATCATAAACCTCGATAAAAGTTTTATGATTCTTTTTGACTGTAACTTTTGACAGTGTAGGTCGCCTTGTACGTCTTCCGCAAAAGTATATCGGAATTTATAATAAATGTCCGCCTCAGAGTACTGAGTTTTATCGAACTCGCTATCGCTGTTGTTCTCATACAGTTCAGAATCCATTATTAATAATAAGTTATCTTTGTCGTCGATTTCCAAATGCGGTCTCTCCATTATATATTTCCATTTCAATTTTTTTTTTAAATACTAACGCAAATCCAAAAAAGTTGTCCAGAATTGGGGCACTATAGGTTATACTCAGAGAGTAACATAGTGCCTGGATATAAAAAAAATTGAAGCAATTTTTTTTATAAATCTATGATAAAGTACATGTCTACTTTGTCTACTTTGTCCATATTATGTTTTAGACATTGGACAAAATAATCATAGGGGGGGATACATGATTATGCATCCTCGTAGTGAAAATCAAT